TCCTTCTTGGATTCCTTTTCGAGCAGAGTTAAAAGGAGCCTTTGCAAAAGGTATTAAAGCCTCTGTAACAGATGAAATAGTTGCAAGGGGTAAGTAAGCCATAGCATTAGCTAACTTAGTCGTATCATAAATACCTTGCATTAAACCACTATCAAAATAATCTACTTGACCTGTTATAGATTTATAAACATTAATAATGTCTTTTTTATCTTTAGAAGTAAGTGTAATATTTTTTTCTGCTAGTTCTTCTTCAATAGGTTGAATAAATCTGTCAACAAATTGTTGTTCATTACTTTCTTTAAAGAGTATTAAATTTTTTGATTCGGTTGTTCCAATAACTCTAGTATCTTTGCCAAGACTTAAAAAATGTTTTCTATGCTCAATAGTTTTTGCAGCATTCATGTAATAATTTGTAGTAACTGGAACTAAATCATTTGTTAAAAACTTTGCAAACTCATTATCATTTAGCTTTTCAAATATACGGGCTTGTGTTAATAAATTTGAATGAGAACTATAAAGTTCGTTTTGTTTGTTAAGCATGCCATCTACAACTTTTTTAACTTTCTTTTCAGGGATAATGTTTTTAGAAACTAATAAAGCTTCAAATTCTTCACGTCCTTTTTTAGAAGCAATAACTTCTCTGTTCCATTGTCTCGGAAAATAATTAGCTATATCTTGTACATTTAAACCAACTTCAAGAGCATCTTCTCTAATATTTTTAAAAAAACCTCGTAAGTCTTCTGCAACCTTTTGTACGTTTTTACTGTACTGTGCTACGTTTTCTTCACCCCTTAAAATCTTTATAACAGCAGCTTCATCTTCAGGAAGTATCTGTCCTGATTTTCTAATAGGAGCTACAATAGCATCAAAGTCTAATAGGTAGTTTCCTCTTCTATCGCCTAAGTCTTCAGCGTAACTAAAACCAAGTTTTCTGGTAGACCTTTGTGTTATTTCTTTACCAAACTCGTGGGTAAATTTTTGTCCTAACATTCGAGCAGTCGAAGAGAACTCTGCCATAGTTTTTAAAATTCTTGCAGGACTACCAATACTTTTACCTAATATTTTATCTTTAGCTTTTCTAAGTTTGTATTTTGTTTCTTCGATACCTGTAACACTGCTTCTGTAGTCGTCATTCGAATATAGTCTACTAAGCCTATCATTAAACAAAGAATTACGTTGTACTAAATTACCTACAAGTCCACCAGTTAAAGCACCAATAGCAGCAGAACCGGCAAGCTCTGTGTTAGAATAAAGTCTTCGGATATCTGTATTAAGTTCAGTATTTTGTCTAAAGTGATTATCTAAACCTGTCCATGTACCTACTTCAGCTCCTGTAATTAAAGAAGCTTTGCGTATTTGACTTTTACCTAAGTCTTGAAGATTATTTTTAGCTATTGCTTTAGCACCTTTGAGTCCGGCAGTTGCTAATCCTTGTCTAGCTGCAAGTGAAGTGCCTCCTGTAATTGGTGTTAAAAAAGCTGCTGCAATAGCAGTAGGGTCGGTAGCAATGTCAATAGTTGCATCTTTAATTAACTCTGCATATTGTTTGAAGCTACCCATGTCTGCGTTATCAAAACGACTACGTAAATAACGATAGTCTTTTTTTTGTTGCTCCGTAAACTTACCGCTATCTGTGGCACGTTGCATGCCTTGAAACAAATTAAAATCAGAGTCTCTTAAATACTCAAAAACATCATCAGAGTTTTCACCAATAGATTCTAAAAATCTTTCAGAAATTTTTTGGAACTCATCATTTTCTTCGAGGTTATCTAAGGTATAACCTCTCATTAAACGAGAATTTTTACTTCCTCCAAAAGAAATTTTAGCCATAATTAATCTTTATTTTCGTCTTCAGAACTATCAAACTCGTAAAGACTTTTACCTATTGCAAGGGCTGAACCACCATATAAAATTTTATTATTACCAACAGTGCCTTTAAACGCAACTCCCGGAATTTTTAATAATTCAGTAGCAAGTTTGTCAATATCTAAAGACTTACCACTTTTACTTAATGAATTATACATAGCTTTTTCTGTCTTAGTTAAATTATCTGGATTAAAGTTTTTCATTTTAAGTTTATTAAAAAATCTTTGTCCAAGTTTGCTTGAAGTTAAAGCTTGTGCAACTCTAGGCATCATAGCTTTACCGGCTATTCGAAGTCCACCGCCTACGAGTCCTGCTCCCGGTATTAACCATAAAGCATCTGTAACGTCTAGCTCTTCACCCAACATAAACTCAGCGACAGAACCAATATATGCGTAGTCTTTTACATTATCATAAAAAGTTTTTTCAGGCGACCCGGTAGCGTATAAATTGTTTTCCATCTCCATAAGTTGTTTTAAAGTTGGGAGGTCATTGACTTTTAAAACTCTTTCAAGACTAATAGTTTCTTGTAGTTTTTTATCTGGATTTTTTTCTTCTGCAAGACCTGCACCTGAACCAATAATAAGTTCATTTAATTTTAATTGTTGTAGTGTAGGGTCTTTAATTTCTTTTTTAATACTATCAATATATTGTTGCATTCTTTCAGTCTCAAAATCTCCAAGAACAGAATCAATTTCATGTAAGGTAATAACACCACCTGTCGAGTCTCCTCTAGATTCCATATTTAAAATATGGTCGGTAGCTATTTGTAAAGATTTTTCAGGAGTGTAGTCTCTACTAGATTTTAATACTTTTTGTTGTAAAGTTAATACTCTATTTGCTAATCCCGGAAGTGTATTTACATCATAATTTTTATTTAAGTAGTCTGCATTTACAGTATTTTCTACATGTTTTAAAATTGTACTTGTAGCAACACCAAGTTCGGCATTACTAAATTTTGTAATGGTTTGTTCTTGTCGTTGTGAATTAACACGCTCTCGTCCAACTGGTCTGTATACTCCATCGACTAGTCCTGAAGTTATTGCAAAAGTTTCAATGGTATTCGTTTCTTCATTAGGAACATCAATATAATCTAATTTAACAGTATCTTGATTATACTTCTGAACTGTTTCTGGGTTATTTTTAATATATTTTGCAAGAGCTGAAATAGGACTTCCTGTTGCTCCATACTCTCTTAAGGCATCTCTAGCAGCTCTAAACTGTTCGCCAACTAAACTACCTGCAATTTTTTCTTTAGCATTTTTATCTTCTTGAGCTAAAGTTTCTGGAGTATGTGATTTATAAGTTTTATAAATTTTATTACCAAACAAAGCTCCTAAACTTCTTGGAGCTTTACCTCCTTCTAGTTTTGTAGCAGCAAGAGCATCTTCTTTAGAAATGTTAGGAACATTTAATTGTCTGTCAATCATTTTTTCCCAAGCTGCAAAACTAACTTGATTATTTTTAAATTCTTCAACAACTTGCTCAATACCATCTTGAATATTAGTATACACAATTCCTTTATCTGCTTGTAGATACTCGTCAAGCTGTCCTCGAATATCTGCTTCGTACATTTGTTGATGACTTAAACCTTGAGCTTCATAATCTGAAATACGTTTTTGTGCAACTCTTGCAGTTTCTAATTGATTTTGCCACCAACTGTTTTCTACAACTCGAGAGTTTTCTAAAGCATCTGCTTTTTGATTAAGAACAAAATTAACACCAGACACAGCAAGATTAGCCATCTGTAACTTTTTAGCAAACTTTTCTTGTTTTTTAGCTTGCTCTTCTCTATAGTCACGAGCTTTACTAAATTGCTGTTGTGCAAACTCTATACCATCATCTTCATATCTTGCCATTTTTTACTCCGGTTTAGCTAGTAAGCTACCTTGTGATTCTTCTTGTAGGGGTTGTTGGGGCTGCGCTAATAAACTTTCAGGGACTTCTAAGGTTTCTATTTCTTCTAAAACTTCGTCAGGTAAAACACCAGAAGGAGCTTTAGGCATGTCACCTACTTTTTCTTGAGTAAGTTTAGCTAAGTTTTTTGCTTTCATTTTAGCAACATCTTCTTCATCTTCAGCATCTAAATCTTCTTCTTCATCCCCATAGAGTCTAGGTTCAATTTCTGCTTTTTCTGCTAAAGCCATTAACAAATACATTGTAGGCTCTATAAGCATCATAAACATATCCGGATTCCACTTACCTTCTTGAAAACCTCTTTGAAGTAACTGTAGTGTAATATCAGATATAGGAACACCTTGACCCATTGCAACCATTAAAGGCACATAAATTTCTTCTTCTAATAATTCTTCTGCTAAATAGTTAAAAGCTTTATTAAAATTAGTATACTCAGGAGGACTTTCCCAAGGATAAGACTGGTCCGGGTTATCTGTAAGTGATTGTCCCGGTATAGGTCTGCTTGAGTTTACTAAGGCATCTATGCCTTCTTGATTATATTCTTCTGCCATTATTTATCCTTAATTAAAAAAACTTGGGGTTGCAGGTCTAGATGGAGTTGGAGGAGGTACTAACGCATTAAGTGTATTATCATCTAATCCTGCTAATGCTGCAAAATAAGGAGTTGCTGCATCACCTGAAGCTGCTCCTCCATAAGCACCGGCTTGTTGATATTGATTAGATATCCCTTGCCATGTTGTTGAGTCTAACAACCTACTTGGAGTTGTTGCCATCATAAATGGAGTCATATCTAAATGCATTTGAGTTGGGGGGTCTCCGGCAATTTCCATAGCTGTTTTAGTGCTAATACCTTGTGTAACTCCTCCCATTAAAGCCTTACCCGCAGCTTTACCGGGACTAGACAAAGCTTCTTTAAACTCTTCATAGTTTTGTTGTACAAATTCGGTTCCTGCATCAATTCCTTTTTCCAATAAAGATTTTTTTTCAGGAGTAAAATCAAAAGGTTTACTAACTTTTTGTTCAGCTAAAATATCTTCTGGTTTTAAAGATACTTCAGTCTTAATATCTGTATCTACTATTTGTTGTAATGTATCGTCTAATGGAGCCTGTTGAGCAAAAATAGAAGTACGTCCTTCGCTTAAAGTTAATCCTTTACCTTTTGTAAAATTCATTACTCTATCTACTCCATTGCTAATACCTTCGGTAATAGAACTCCATGCACCAGACCCTGCTGCTTTAATACTTGTCCATGCTCCTTTAATAGCTTCAGGAATAAAATTACCGGCAAAGTTAGCTACACCACTAAAAAAGTTTCCAAGCACCGGAGGAACTCCTAAAAACATTAAACCAAGCTGTCCGATTGGTCCAAGTTTACCTATAACTCCAAAAACTTTTTTGCTTATTTTTTTAATGCCTTTACCAATGCTTTTGACAACTTTTTTTATACTTTTACCTATTTTCTTTAAAAATCCCATACTATCTCCTTATCCTGTTCCAAATATTTTATCTACTGTATCTGCTACATTGTTATAATTACTAGACCAATTTTTAGCTGCATCACCTTCTGAACTAGCAGCAGCTATCATAGCATTGTTTTTTCTTGTTGCTGTATTATCAGCAAACTGAAAGTCAAATGAAGCTTGGTCTCTTAACTCTTGCCATAAAAACGACTGAGCAGCCGAAGTTATTCCAAACGCATTTTGTACGTTCTGTTGATTAATTGCATTAGCTGCAGCAGTATCTGCTAAGTTAGCCTTTCTTCTCCAATTAACATTTGACTGCTGTACTGCTTGTTTGTTAGCAGCATTCCATTGGTCTTTTTGAAAATCTAATTGAGCATTAAATTGTTTTGTTTGATTTACAATTGCAGCATTAGCTTTATTAATATCTGCTTCTATACCAACTCTTCTAGCCTCTGCAGCATTTGTTTGTTGTGTATTGAACTGAGCAGTAGCATTAGTTTGAGCCACATTAAATTGATTAACCTGAGCATTTAAACTTGCCATAAATTGTTGTGTTTGATTTTCACTCGCTGCATTAAACTGCCTTGAAGCATTTTCAGCCGACTGATTACTAAGCAGTCTTTGTTGTTCTTGTTGAGCTTTTAAAACATTTACTTGCTGTTTATTATTTAAATTAGCCATGTCTGTTTGTAAGAAAGCTTGAGCATTTTGTATTTGAGCTTTTTGATAAAAATCTGCTTCAGCTAAATTAGCCTGTGACATTAATACTGCATTTTGCACAGCAGATTGTTGGTCATTATTAGCTTCTGTTAAACCAATAGTCTGCATAAATTTACTATTAGATAATGAAGTCTGTTGGTCAGCAGAAAACTGAGCCATATCCATTTGAAAAACATTATTAGCATTAGTTAAGGCTGTTTGTTGTTGTCTTTGAGCATTAGCTTCATTAGCAGCAGCTTCTATATTTTTTTGTTGACTAACACTAGCCTGTATAGCCTGTGCATTGCTTTGAGCAATTGGCATAGCTGATTGTATAATAGAATTAAAAAGATTATCTCTACCAACACTAGAAGCACTTAAACCTCTTGCAGCTAACATTTGCTCTACTTGGGCAACAGCCGGAGCAGCCCAAGGTGGTATCTGTCCATTTTCCATGCCTTCAAGAAGCCCATTAAGCTGTGTAGATACTAAAGCTTCTTCTGGTAATCCTTCGATAAGTCCTCTTTCTTCTTCACTAAAGTCAGCTAATTTATCTTCGAGTAAAGCCGGGTCGTTACCTATGTCTTCTATTTGTTCGTCTGTTAAACCTGCTTTAGTTAATTGTTTTTTAGCTCTTGTAATTCTTGATAGACTTGTACCGGCATTAATAGCTGCTGTCGCTTTAGCACCTTCACTAATAGTTCCAACAACTCTTTCTGCTAATGCTCCTTCTGGAATCTCTACGTCAGCACCTTCAATAGGAGAAACTCTATCAACATTAGCAGCTTTAGCTAATGATTCTTTTCTTACTTCTCCTTCGGCTGCTTGAACTTCTGGAGACTCTGTAACTTTTACAGCCTGCATTTTAGCTGCTTCAATAACCTCTGGACGTTCTGCTTGAGAAGCCTCCATTTGTGCTACTTGTTCAGGAGTTACATTTTTAACTTTTTCTGCTTCTATTGCAGTAAGCTCTCCCATTTGCACAGCTTCATCAATATATTCTTCGCCCTTTGCAACCTTTACAAGTTCTTGTTTTGGTATTAAACCTTCAGGTATTTCACCAGAAGCAATCTGTTCTGCAGTTTGACCTGTACGAATAATCCGTTCCCCACGTTCTTTTTCAAATTGTTCTTGTGGGTCAGGTTGTTCTGGAAGTCCTGTATCTACATCTTTATCTTTCATATCATCACCCTTCTGCCAACTAAAATAATCTGAAGATTTACTATTGGCTTCGCCTTGTGTTAAAAATACTTGGTTTCTAAATTCTTTTGGTACTCTACTCCATCCT